TTATTACAGGTTCTCTGTAAAAAGTATGAGTAAAATATAATTTATCATTAATATCATTTTTATCTGTAATAAAATCATTGTAGTACCAAGGAAAATTATCTCCTGTTATAATTGAATTTAAATTATTAAATTCATTTTTATCTAAAAAATTATCTATTATTTGAATGGCCATCCAAGATTCCATATTACTAAACTGTTTCGTTCTCCACTTTTAACTGGACAAACTCTGTGCCATACAAACGACGGAAATACAACTAAAGATCCTTTGGGTAATATTTCTTTACATTTTATAATATGACGTTTTTTATCCGGATCTCCATTTCTAAAATCAAATTCTAGTTCCCCACCTTTATAATCTTTAGGATCTGATAAAGTTACAGTTACAGATAGTTTTCTAACTTTTCCATTACAAGACAAGTCTGAATGGTTTTCATAAGGTCTATCCCAACCATCACAGTGCCAATCATAATACTGACCTTTCTTATATTTTGTAAATTGACATGGTTCAGAATAACTCCATTCAAAATCCCAACCAGCGCTTTCGTTTGCTTTATGGATATAAGGTTGTATTTCATTAAATAACCAACGTTCATTTATCCAAACAACATCTGAATGTCTTTTCTTTTTTAAATTTTTAACTTGTTTTGAATTTAATTTTTTATTACCATAACCACCGGTAACTGCCATTTGATCTTGTAGTTGATGACCGTATTTTACAATGTCATCACAGATACGTTCTGGAATTGCTGATTTAAAATACCAATAATAGTTCGTTAAATTCATAATATGTCTTTATGAATTTAGTATAATTTATTTTAAAATTTTTGTAAAGAGTATTTATTGAGCAATCCAAGAAGATGTTGAAACGTCCCAATTAAACATGCTGGCTGTAAAAGAATTAGACTCATCTTTTTCATTTTCTGCAGTCCATTTTTGTCCCACTTCATCCCAAGAAATAAAATGGTATCTTGTAATTTTAGCATCACCTGCGGATTTACCTTCTGGTAATTCAGTCTTAGCATCACCTACAGATTTACCTTCTGGTAAAATATCTGTTTCTAAATAAACTTCAGGTTCTAAATAAACGTAACTTGCGTGATCGTAAGTTGTAACCGTTGGGTAAGCTATTGGTGCTTGCCAATCATCATTAGCGTCTAAAGACCATGAAGCGTGAGGTTGAGGTAATAAAAATTTATCTTTAACTAAATCATAAATCATGCCTTCACCTGCAAAATATTTTCTAAAACTACTATTATAAGAAGTTTGTTTCCATGTATTAGTTTCAGTTTTAAAAAATTTAGCACACCATGTTTCACCATCAACATGCATATCATTATCCCCTAAAAGACCTGATGATGTATTAATATCATTACCTACAACTACTACTCTTAGTACTGTGTTGTTTTCATTTAATTCTGCAAAATGTGCCATATATTTATATTAACCTACTGTAAATGTTCCTGTAACTGTAAATGTTGCAATAGTATCACTACCATCTGTTGCTGTTGTATTAGTTCCTGGAGCTATTGTAACTACAGGAGCTATTGAAGTAGCATATCTTAATTGAATACGACCTGATCCACCAGCACCTGATCTTGTTGGAGGAGCAGTTTCTCCATTACCACCACCGCCACTACCAGAACCAGCAGGTCCATTATTACCAGGTCCTGCAGTACCTGGACCTGATCCCGGAATACCATCTCCACCAGCACCTGAACCACCAGCACCAGCAGCACCCGGGTTATATGCTCCACCACCACCACCGCCACCATACGGAGCTGAACTACCTGTAATTGAAATTGATTTTCCATTTCCACCAGCACCACCAGCACCACCAGGACCTGAAGAAGCATTACCAGCTGAACCAGCACCACCACCACCAGAAGCTGCATAACCACCAGCACCACCACCACCAGGATTTCCTTGAGGACCACCATTAGCAGCAGAAATTGGAGGAGTATTACCAGCATTACTTGGACCTAAGTGTCCACCTCCACCACCAGAACCACCAGTAGCATCAGCAGGGTCTGGACTTGCTGATCCACCACCCGGAGCGGGTCCACCTCTACCACCACCATTAACAGTTTTATTAATAGGTGCATCTCCTCCACCTACAATTGTAGAGTCTGAGCCTTTTACACCACCGGTTCCACCGGATCCTATTGTTATATTATATGTTCCGTTATCAAAAGCTAATCCAGAAGCATTGGGATTTGAATAAGAGAATATAAAACCTCCAGCACCTCCACCGCCACCAATTCCACCTTTTCCACCGCCACCACCACCTAACATAAAATAATCTGCTGTAAATGGGTTAGGTGAAACACTTCCTCCAGCACCAAATCCTAAAACTTGATAACCAAATGATTTACCTTTTCTGTCTTGTATATTTTTTGTGTTCTTACTTGAAGTAAGTTTATTTTTTAAATCTCTCATATCTAAATTCCTTATGCGTCGTTAGCAGCATTAGTAGTAAAGAATATTTTGATACCTAGAAGTCTAGCTACTCCGGTAAAAGTATCTCCACCTGCATTTGCATCTCTAAAAAATTGAAAATAAGTTTGTTGATTTTCTGCAGGAGAACCGGCAATTGTAACTGCAGAACTTTCTGCTGCAACTTGTTGATCTTCAACTGTTCCAATACCTGCATCTGTAACTGTTATTGCTGTACCAAAAGCAACGTCGATAGTATCACCATCGCCAACTGATACACCTTGTAATCCCCAAATACAGTCACCTGTGTTTGTAGTACTTGGTGTCCAAAATGTTTGATAAGTAATTGTGCCTTCATTCCATGATTTAGGAAATGCCACTGAAAATTGTACAAAATCATCTGCTGCTGCAGCAAAATCAAATACTTTCATATCTGGTCTTAATGCTGTTGTTTCAACTTGATTAGCTTCTGCTGGATTAGTTGTTGTGGCATACATCGCTGAAGATGGAATCCACATAGTTTCTTTTCCTGCAATTTTAACTGCACCAGATCCTGATTTAAAAACCCCTGTTCCTTTAGGATTAATATTTATACCAACATTAGTTTCACCTGTTGCTGAAAGAGTTGGTCCATTGCCTGTTGAAGCATTTGCTAAAGTAAATTCATTAACCGCTGAACCTGTAGCCGTTAAAAGTAATAATTCATTTCCGTTAGTATCTGCAATTTTTGTTCCGATCGCAGGGCTAGTTAAAGTTTTGTTTGTTAAAGTCTGTGTTCCTGTAAGAGTTACTTCGTTAGTATCTCCAAGAGGTACTTCAAAAACACCTGTGTTAGTTGCAACTCCATCAAGATATATAATTTTATATCCTTTGTCAGTTGCTGAAAAAGTAACCGTTGCTCCTGAACCGGAAGCTGCTTTTAATTGTACTGTGTAAGCACCTGATGTGCCATTTTTAACTATGTAAAAATTTTCTGTAAGAAGTGGCCAAGTTATAATTCTGTTTCCAGTTATTGATCCTGTTAATTCTATAACTCTTTGTTGAGCAGTACCTGTTAAAGCACCGTCATCTATATCTAAATCTGTAGATCCTGCACCGCCTGCAGTAGAAACCTGTAAAACACCACCTGTAAGTTGTTCAATAAGACTTAAATTTGCGTTAGTTTTTGTTCCCCAAGTACCAGCGTTTTCGCCGGTTGCCATTAGTTCTAGGCCGAGATCTGTGAAAGTTGATGCCATAATTTTGTACTCCTAATTTGTGTTATTTATATTGTTTATTTATTGCTAAGTCAAACATTAGTTTGCTACCAATCTTGTGTAACCTGTACTATTTTTAGGTATCAATCTATTAAAATACTTTAAAGGAAGGTTATCGTTTAATTCCGTTGTTGCCTGTACTCCTGTTAATGTAATTACCTCAGTTATGCTAAATGAAACTGCACCTACAGATGATGTTGTTGAAAGCCCTGTTAATGAAACCCCTATTCCTGCAAGTACGGACCCTACAGAAGAAGTCGCTGAGACTCCAGTTAAAATCTGTCCAATGTCACTTGTTAAAGATCCTACTGTAGAAGTTGCGGATACTCCTGTTAATCCCATTACATCGGCAGGTAAAATTGAACCTACTGCAGATGTTGCTGAAAGTCCAGTTAATGTAAAAGGTAAAGGATTTGAATTTACTTGTAATGAACCTACTGCAGATGTTGTAGTAACTCCTGCAGGTGTTAAATTACTTCCTGCAAAAATAATTAAACCCCCTAAAGTAACCGTTGTCGATTGACCCGTTAGTCCTACTTCTTCATTTGATATAGGTGCAATAGATCCTTCAGAAGAAGTCATTGCAAGTCCAGTTAATGTTACTGTTTGAAGCAACGCAGGTGAAATTGCACCAACAGATGATGTAGCCGATAATCCTGTTAGAGTTGATGAGACATCAGATTTTGCAACTGGCGAACCTAATGCAGAAGTTGTGGATAAACCTGTTAACCCAACTGTTTCTTGAATCGGTGAAATTGATCCAACTGCTGATGTAGTTGATAAACCGGTTAGTGATACGTCAATAGAGGATTCTCCCCAATTTTCAAAACCCCATGTATCGTTACCCCAACCTTGACCTGTTTCTACTGTAAGTGAACCAGTAGCTGATGTTGTCGATAAACCAGTAAGTTGAACAAAAGGTGTGTTGCCCCAACTTTGAAAATTCCAAGTATTACGTCCCCATCCAGTTTGAATAATATTAGTATCTCCCCAATCAGCTTGATCCCACGTAGATCTTCCCCATCCATCGGTGTTAGCTTGTCCACCCATTCCGCTATGGTTAGTGCAATAATAGTATAAGGTTGAAGGTGCGCCGCCCTCGACTGCAATTTGTGTGTATGCTCCTGCTTGGCCAGGGACACCATTAGTAGTTACACCTGTAGTATATTCTGAACCACCCGCCCATGTGCCATTACTTGTTATTGAAAATCTTAAAGGGTGATTAGAATTAGAACTATCTGATTGATCTAACTTATAAGTTAGACCAGCACCAATCATTATGGTGTCTTGTTGAACACCATCAATAAGATATTTATTACCGGAACCAGTGCTCTGAACCGTTACTGTGAACGTTTGAGCTATAGACATAAGGAGTTACTCCTTATGCTATTCTAAGTATAGCGTTAGATGCGTCTGCTGCTGGAAATTCTATCGTAAAAGTTCCACTTGTTACAGTTTTATCTCCACCAAATGCAATTGCACAAACTGATGGATCATTGGCTGCTGTATCATTAAAGATTAAACAACCGTTAGCTGTAAATGAAGCTGATGTAAAAGATATGTTTGCAAAATCACAACAAGCTGTGTCACCAGATAAAGCGGGTGTTACGTTTGTTAACGCTGCACCTTTAGTAGTGTAACCATTACCATTAGCTACTTCATTTGAAGTTGTGTAAGCCGTAGTTGATTTATTTAATGTCGCTGAACTTGTGTACAATGCTAGTCTAAAAGTATTTCCACCTTGTGTAAAATTGTGAATTGCTCTTAAAACTTCTGTTTTGAAAGTGTTACATACTGCTGATGTTATTGCCATAATTTTTATCTCCTAATTTATTTACTGAGGCGCTGACTCGATTGGTATTCTTATTGTTCCATCCGTGTAATCGTCTCGTCTTCTTCTTCCAATTTGCATTGCTGCAAACTTTTGTAGTTCTTGTGTATACTTTTGCGTGTACAATGTCAACATATCTTGCGGACCTTTTAAAAAAGAATATGCCTCTGCTAAACAAGCATATAGCAGTCCTTGAGGAAAATAGTTACTTAAATAAGTCTCAGAATTTCCATCGTTTCCTGATCCAAGACCCACGGGCATTACATTATAATGTATAATATATTGATAATTAGCGTTAGGTGTAGGAGCTAAATAAATAGCACCTGAAGTTGCTGTAGTATTACCTGTTGTTGCACCACCAAATCCTGCATAATACTTAGGTAAACCTGTTACATCAGTTCCTGCAACTCCACCTGCAGTTCCTGTTAAGTTACCTACGTATTCAGAAATAAAAGTTTGATCACGTCTTTCTAACCATTGACTTTGACCATTAATATTTGCTGTTGAATTAAATACTTCTATACCTCTTACAAATAAAAGTCCCACAGGCATTGTAATACTATTAAAATCTGCTGCAAATTGTCCCTGATCTTGAGCTCTATCTGAATCCATAGGACAATCTAAATTAATTTTATGTTGCGCAGCCATAATAAAACCATCAATAATAGTTTCCGTTAATACATTTGCATCAACTTCAGTGTAGTCTCTGATAGCTGTTACTAATGTTGAATATGTATAACCTGATAATCCTGCCATGGTTAAGCTCTATCATTTATTGGGCCGTATGTACACTGTAAACCACCACCTACAACAAGTCCATCGGTATTCCCTATCCCCCACGTACCCGGTGATAATAAAAGAGCTTCAAAACTATTTGTTTCAGTAATTGTTGTATTAGCTGCATTAACAAATGTTGTTGGTATTAATGTAATAGGTCTTGAACCATTTAATCTAGCACCTGCTAAATGAATACTGGCTGTTGTTGGAGGAGGTGTAAAACCTCTAAACGGTATACTTAATCCCCTAACACATCCAGTTAAAGAACCTAGAGTAGTTCCATTTGCTGTTGTTCCAGTGTATGAAATTACTTCATTTTCATATCTGCC